AGCTTGAGAAGATGGTCGAGGAGAACCAGGAAACCCCGGATCTGCAAGAATTGGCCGACAAGTTCAATGATCGGTTTGGAAAGCTGTGATCAAGATCGTTTTACTGTGGCTCTGGTTCGCCTGCTTCTTGGTGTGGGCGTTGGTCTCGGGCTGCTCGCACCTTCCGGTTGGTGGTGACCTGTTCCCTGTCCCCTTTCCTCGGGTTGACATTCCCCATCCCGAGACCCCAGCCCCAGATGAGGGTTGGTGCGACGAGGCTAAGCCCGTCGGTCCCGGCTCGGATGTGGAGTGCGTTGGGATTCTGGTGCCCCCCCACAGGCTCGGGCTGCTGATGACCGAGGCCGATCTGCTGGTGCAAACCCGCAAGGTTATCGCGAGCGCCTACCAGGGGCGCGATGCCGACAGAGAGTACGCTGCGTCTATCGTGGCGGCGAGAGACGAGCAAATCCGTCTGGCGCGGGAGAAGCAGCCCAAGCTGTTGGGGCTCGGGGTGGGCATCGGCGTCGGCTCCACCCTGGCTGTGGTCTTGACCGCTGTCCTGGCGCGGCCTCCACAATGATGTCCACTCCCCGGGCCAGGAGGCTGGCAGACCGAAAGGCGGCAGCCGATGCGTTTGTGGCTAGGCCGCTCCCTGTGCTGAACATGATGACAGAGGTCATTCACGACATGCAGGAAGAGGTCCACCTCCTGAAGCGCGGGGAGCAGATGAGCGCGTTTGCCGTTGAGCTGAGCAGTCGGATGTCGAGAGCGGTGGCCATGGAGGACCCCGCGTTTCTGGGGTATCGGGAGGTTCCCCACCTTGCCGTTGCGCTCGCTGCATTGCGGATATTCGAGGCAGAGATCAAGAAAAACGGGCGCTCCCGAAGGGCCCCGGTCGATGTCCTGCAGGCAAGGCTCAAGAAGCGGTCAATCCGCCAGCCGGTTGGTTGGCAGATTCGGGTGAACAGGTGCATCAAGTGGCTCACCCGGATGAACCTGCACTACTGACGTGGGCCAGGGCAACTGCTAGCGCCGCCCAAGCGTGCCCAGAGACCCCATAGCACGGACCAGGAGCCTTCTTTGTGCCCACGGCGGTCTGCCGGGTTCCTCCGTGGATCTCGATGATCCTCTGGCGCACCAGGGCATCCCGTGAGCCCCTGCCGGTGACATCCAGGGCCCGAAGCACCTCACGGCGATAGACGAGCCGCACCGGAACCGAGAACTTTTCGGTGTGCTGCCACAGCCTCCCCACCACTTCCGACGTGCGAAGCAGCGAGGAGCCGGCGATGCCGTAGCTCTGGACGCGCTCGATGGCGACGACTTCCGCTTTCAGGCAGTACCGCTCGATTGCCTTTAGGGTCTCCTCGACCGGTATGCCGTTGAGGGCGACCTGTACCTTGCCGGCAGCGCCGTCGTAGACGACGAAGCCGCATTTCTCTGGCCCGGGGTCGATGCCGATTAGGATCACGGGGTTCTCCGGTGCTGGAAGTTTGATGGTCTCGTCCCCCTCCTTTTTGCAGGAAGGGGTTTTGGCCCGAGACCNCAGCCTAGCGCTGCATTCGTGCCCCCCAAAGCGTTTGACCGCTGCTGGGCCGGGGACAAGAAAAGCGGCTTTCTTACGGAGACGGCCCAGCTAGAATGGAATGATCTCTTCCTCGGAGAAGTCTGCAACTGCCTCGGATTGCGTAGGGGCACTCGCGTCCTTCGGCCCCCCGGTCTTCACAGAGCCGTTTATGTGGGCAACGATTCCGGCCTTTGCCTTCGCCCACGCCTCCACCTTGACCTTGACCACTGCGTTGAGCGTTGCCTGCTTGACCGCCTCCACGTCCGCAAAGCCGTGGTCGGGGTCGAACGGGGGGAGGCTTCCCATCGTGTGCATGAAAATCTCTGCGTTGTTGGGGGCCTTCTCTGGGACCATTGTCGCCCAGCGCACCAAGAACTTGCCCTGCTGTGCCCCGTCTAGGATTTGCATGGTCCACTTGCAAGACCACTCGCTCTCTTCCTCACGGTAGTGGACGAAGAAATCAACGACCTCGCAGGTGTAGAAGCCCGGGGGGATAGTGGGGTCCATGGAGGGGAATCTTGACGCGGCTCCGTCGGTGTTAGCGGTATCCCAGTAGCTCATTTCTTCTCTCCAAACGTTTCTTCAAATGCGGTGGATAGGGCTGCGTAGTTCATGGGGATCCGCTCGGGGAGCATTCTTCCAGGCTCGCCCCGGGATCCGCATTCGTAGCGGGCATACTTCGTTTGAGTGGGCTGAGTGATCAGCCAGCGGGTTCCGTTGTCTTCGACCTCCACCCCGTAGAGGAAGTCCATTGCGGAGTGCAGGATGCCTCGTGCAGCGGGCGGAAGGGCTGAACGATGAAGGTGAAGGCCGGTATCGACAATCCCTGATCCCCTCTTTTCCTTGATCGGATCTAGCTTGGTGTGACCGATGAACACGGAGCAGAGGCTTCTGTTGCCTCGGGCGCGCAGAGACGCCAGTCGGTGGATCCCCTTGGTCCAGGTGCTTTTCAGGATGTCCCAGCCCTTGTAGGGCTTGTCCGAGACGTGGGTAACGCCTAGCTCCTGACAAACGTGTTCCTGGCATCGGGAGTAGAGGTTGTCCACAGTGTCGAGAATGATCGTCTCATAGGGGTGGTCGAGAGCGGCGAGCTGATCGAGGACTTGGATGAAGCCGCCAGATCCGCCCGGGTTATCCCAGCTATTGATTTCGGTTTCGGCAGCCTGAAGAAGATGGGTTCCGGGCTCGGTAGCCAAAAAGAGTGGCTTCGGCCAGGAGTTCGCAAAGGTGGTCTTTCCGACCTTCGGGAGGCCCTGGATCATGTGTCGGCTCGCCAGGATGGACGAGCGGGGCTTGTGTCGCCCCTTCGGCAGAAGGTTCTGGGTCATTTGGTCTCTCCATTCATTGCATTCGCTGCATTCATTGCAGCAGTTATCTCGGGGTGGGGGTCGGTGGCCACGTCGTAGGCCTCTTCTGTGACGCTGCGGGCGCAAAGGTCGAGGTAGGAACACTTCCCAAACGTGACGCAAGCGGCGTCGTTCATAATGGGGAAGCGGTCGCCTCGCCGGATTTCGTGGGCTCTCTTAGATGCCTCGAACATCTCAGCCTGCCACTCAAGGATCTGGTGGTCTGTTCGGGTCACTTGCTCCTCAAAAAGAAGCTCAGGTCGCTCGTCATAGTAGGTGGAGAGCCGGTTGGCGTACTCCTCCAGGCTCTCTGGCTGTCGCTTCGTTCGACGCTTGATCGTGGGGCGCTGAACGATTCGGTAGACGACGGTTCGGATCGGCCTGCCCAGCAGCACGGATGCCGCATAGCAGTAGGCAGTCGGCTGAGACCGGGTCTGTAGGCCCAGCAGGTAATTGCTGCTCAGCCGACCCGTCGTCTTCCACTCTCCAATCTTGTCGTGCCAGTGGCTCATCGGGTTGTCCGAGGGCCAGCCATCGACCACTCCCGCCATGTCGTAGTTGTGGCTTGGGTAGTTCTTGAGGCTGAAGACGGGAAGGCGAAACGGGATCTCTCGCTTCTCAGGCCAATCTGTCCACTTTTTCAGGGCGGCAGCGACCATCGCCTCGACAACCAGGCAGCGCTCCTCCAATGCCTCGTCTACAGCCCCCTCGGGCCACGGGACCTCTTCAGATCCCCTAAGACATTGGGCTGCGGCCAGAGGGCTTTGCTCTAGGATGCCAATGTGGAAGGCTGAGCCGGTGCCCATCGCGGCGCTCTTGAATCGACTAACGAGGCCGGCGATGTCGCGAAGGTAGTGTTTGCGCTCACAGGATCGGAGCCGAGCTAGAGCGCTGTTGGTGAGCAGGAACTTTCGATCCCTGTGTCGGGTGGTGTAGTGCACGATGGTTCTCCTCGGTGTTTAGGGAACTCAATGGGTCTCAGGTTGTGGGTGCAGACGATGCAGACGGGTCCGCTGCCAAACTCTGAACCCTTTCCAACGGGCAGCAGGCATCCCCATCTGGAGCATCTCCCCAGCGGGTTCGTTCTACCTGTGAGGCGGGACAAGAGCTGTCCCGGGTACTGCAGCAGATTCATTCCCATGCCCACTCCATTTCTTGCATCGCGTCGTGAGGCACCCGGAAACAGGTCTCGCAGAGACGGATGAAGCGGACTTGGGCTCCCCTCCGGTCTCGTCTGACAGCGTCCCCTAGGCATCCCCACTGGGTGTTTTTGTGAATCTCTCCTCCACAGCAGTGGCAGAGAGTGTGGTCAATGATCCGCTCGTAGATCGCTTCGGCAAAGATGCCTCGGAAGGACAGAGGCGGTTCGGGTTTGTTCATGTCGCTGTTGTCCCCTCTGTGCAGGCATTAGTGGGTGCTGGCGTAGGGTCGCCCCGGCGGTTGAAGAGCGGCGCGTCCCCGTTGATCCGGGCCTCTGCGATCTCGATGTAGTCGGGATCCAGCTCGAAGCCTAGGAACCTGAAGCCCTCGCGCAAGGCTGCGATCCCGGTGGTGCCGCTGCCCGCGAAGGGGTCTAGGATCAGGCTGCCGGGTTGACCAGCCACGAGCCTGCATAGCCAAGCCATGAGCGCGGCAGGCTTCACGGTGGGGTGATAGTTGCGCGTTAGGTTCTTCCAGTTGGCTCCGGTGTAGGGATTGTTCCCTGATCCGTCTGAGCCGACCAGGCCAGCAGATCCCGGCTCCCTTCCAGTAAGCTCAACGCGGTCTTTGCCCTTGAGGTGCCCGCAGCCCGCCTCACGCTCGCCCCTGGATGCCTTCGGGCAGGCGTAGACGTTGGCGGGCCATCGGCCTAGGGGCGATCCTCCGTTTATGTTCGCGGTGGTGCCCATTCTCCAGCCGTCGCCGCTGGTCCCGGCGTTGCTTGTGCGCTTTGTGTCGCCGTCCCCCGGCCCAGGCCACGCCGGATCGCCGTACCCGTACCTGCACCCGTCGATATTGAGCGCGCCTGTGCCCCACTTGAGGACGTTTTCAGCGACCGTCCCATCTAGCGGCTTGCGGGCCAGGGTCCAAGGCTCAAGGCAAGGCTTGAGCGCGGTGCCGTAGCCTTCCCACTTGCGGGCGTCGTCGGTGGCTGGTGCTGTGATGGGCGCATCTACTCGCACAGACCAGACGGGGCGCACCTTTCCTGCTGAGTTCGGGCGACTGTTTGGGTTAGGCCCCACCACCTCACGCCCTGCGCCGTGGTGCGCGTCAATTGCCTTGCCGACCGAGAGCGATTTTGGGAAGCCTTGCCACTGCTGGTGTGCGCCCAGGTCGCGGATCTCCCACCCGGCATCCTCCAGCCCGCAGATCAATCTATGAATAGTCCTCTGTCCGCCGAATGCGACGATCCAAGAACCCGGTTTGCAGACCCTCAGACACTCGCGCGCCCAGGTCACGCCAGGCACGGCAGCGTCCCAGCCCTTGCCCATGAAGCCACCGCGAGCCTTCCCGTCCTCGATGTCGTCCCAGGTGCGGGCCTTGCCGTCTGGGCTCAGACCGTAGGGCGGATCGGTGACGATGGCATCGATGCAGTTGTCAGGCAGAGCGCGCAGCAGATCCATGCAGTCGCCTTGCTGGATGTCCCAGACCCTCATGGGCTGCCCCGGTCTGCGTGACGCACTGCGGATCGGTTCGTTGCGCTCATTCTGTTCTCCGTTAGTTGGTTACGAAACCGTCTCCGGGGACGTACCGGCAGAAGGCGGTTCTGGGGGCTCTTCCGTTTCTCTGTTTCGCAATCCCAACCTCTAAGACTTCGGGGGTCTTGCTGTTGGGGTTGTAGGCGGCATCTCGGAAGAGGAAAAGGATGCCGTCTGCGTCTTGCTCAAGCTGCCCCGACTCCCGTAGGTCTGACATTCGGGGTCGTCGGTCGTTCACGGGTCTCTGCTCCAGTTGTCGATTGAGCTGGCACAGGACGAAGAGGACGATGTCTAGCTCGGATGCCAGGGCCGCCAGCTCGCGGCTGGCTGTAGCGACCTCCTGCTCTCGGCTTCCGGCTCGGGGGAGCCGCATTAGCTGCAGGTAGTCGATGCCCGCTGCGATGATCCCAGACTTCTGCTTCGCCACCCGGAGCGAAGAGAGAACCTGTCCCAGGCTTCTGCCCTTCGTATCGACTCGGATGGGGAGGTCCCCCCATCGCCGCATGACAGCCCTAGAGGACGCCTGTGCCGTTTTCACACTCGTGGCCCAGGGACCGGTTGCGTCGTGTGCAAAAAGCCGGTCTCCGAGGGCTCTGGACCTCATCTCGATGCTGTGGAACTGGACCGGCCCAGACTTCCTGGCGATCTGTTCCATGATCGAAAGCATGAAGTGGGTCTTACCCATCGACGGTCGGGCACCCACCAGGATGTAGTCTCCCTTCCGGGCTGCGAACTTCTTATCGAGGTCGAGCAATCCCAGGGGCACTATGGTGTCGCTTGCTTCGCCGCTGGCCACTGCAACGGCTCGGTCGCAGGCCTGCTGGGCAATCTGAGCCATGCTGGGTAGGTCTTGCTCGACGGCTCGGGTTTGGTCGGCTCGGATGGCAGCCCTCTGCGTCTCCTCGACTAGCGCGTCCGTGGATCTTTTGCTGTCGGCCATGGCCAGGAGCCTGCGAGCTGACTCCACAACCTGCCTTCGTCGGGTAGCCTCTAAGACATTCTCGACGTAGGCCTTCAGGTTGCCTCGTAGGGCTCGGGTGTCGGCCACCTGCTCCAGGCAGATCGTCAGAGACATTAGGCTGTCCCAGGGCTTGCCCATCCCGCACTCGCCGCAAAACCGGTCATACAGGGTGGCCTCGTCGGGGCTCACCCCGCGCTTTAGGTCGTCTGCGATCCCCCGAAGAAGGGCTCTGTGCCCCGGGTCGTTCAGGTGATCGGGCTGCAGCCCCAAGCCGAGGGCTTCGTGGATTGCGTCCTCGTCGGTGAGCATGAGCGACAGCAGCGCGCGCTCGCTCCCTCGGTTGCTGGACAGGAGGTCCGGTGCTAGCATTCTTTCATCTCCGTCGCTTGTCACGCGCCCTGTGTCCCCCCACTTGGGTCGGCGCGACGGGTTTTTCCCCTGGGGCCTCCCGAGAGACTTGCTCTTTCGGGGGGCTCTTCTCTTTGTGGATGCGGCAGCAGGCGGGGCACAGGGCCACACGCTCGTCTTCGTAATAGCAGCCCGCAAAGCGGGGCTCCCCGACGACTCCACAGATCGGCTTCATGGTCGAACCGGGCTCGTTCAGGTGCCAAAGCTCTCGGTCCTCCTCCTTTTCGTCAACCAGAAAGGCGTAGGTGTCTACGAAGTCCTTCTGGTCTTCGGCCTCCAAGACCCCGGNCTGCAGGAGGACAAGCCAAGTCATCGCCGGGACAGCTCNCTGAACCTGAACGACGCACGGGGCCTCGACATGGTTCGGACGTAGTGTTCGTATCCGCAGTCGCACTTCTGAGTCCAGAAGGGCTCTAGCCGAAGACTTGCGACGAACTCTTTATCGGGAAGGTGGGCGTTGGGGCCCTCCTTGTGGAGAACCCACGGTCCAAAGGCGTGCCGGTGCTTCATCCCTCTTCTCCTTCCTCGTCTGGCACAAAGAACCCTTTCTTCACCAGCATGTCGAAGACCTTCTGGTCTTCCGGGCACAGGTGGAACGCGTTCCACCTAAGGGCCGAGGACACGATTGCCGACTCGTCCAAGCCGAAGCCCTCCGAAAGCATGCCCTTGCGCCTCCACGCAACGCGCTCGCACTTGTCTGCGACCTGCTGCATGCGTTGGGCGAACTCCTCATCGCCCTCTTCCCAGTAGGCGTCCTCGGCATCGGAGCCCCGACAGGTGTAGCAGTCCCTGGCCCCACAGAAGCCGTCAGCGCAGCCCGAAGCCCGCCACCGGGCCTCGGCCCACTGGGCACCCAAGAGCTCCTCCCGCATCCACTCAGCCTCGGTCGGTGGAGGGAGGTCTTCCTCGTGTCGGTGGTCTCTCGCGTTCATGCTTCCTCCTTTGTTGTTTCGTTGACCAGAGCCGCGGCCTTTGCGCCGAGGCTGGTGATGACGGACACGAGTTCCACCTTTGTTGCCGGGACCGGGGTGAATTCACCAGGGCCGCAGATGAGCGCGGCGATGGCCTCGCCGGCCGCTGCCACCTCGTGCGCCAGGTTCAGCAACTCGGGCGCAGCAGCCATGAGTCGGGCGTTTGCCTTTGCTGGCAAGGCTCCACCGTACTCGGCCCAGTCATAGACTCGGGCGATCTCGGCTTGGCCCTCTGGCTTGTCGGCGCAGACGTATTGCTGGGACGACGAGAGCGTTGGTCCGACCCTCCACGGTCCAGGTGTGTGTTTACTCATGCTTCCTCCTTTGCCCCGCTTAGCCCCGGGGCTGGGGTGCAGTGAGGTATCCTCGCAGATTCCTCTGTTTGTCGCAAGGGGTGCATTGTTTTTCGGTAAAGATCGCCTAAGACATTTGGCCTCTAGGCAGCTCAGGCCTCCTCCGAGAAGCCGGCCTCTTCCAACATCGCGGACACGAGCCAGTCGATGTTGGAAGCCGGGATCTGGTTGCAGCTCTGCCTCTGCAAGATCCGCAGCGCTTGGGAGCGAATCACGGCGATCTGAACCTCTGGCACGAGGTAGTCCCACCCCTTGCCGAGGTGCCCTCGCGCCTCCTTGACGAACTCGCGAACCTGATTCTTGCTCCAGTTGCGCCCGAGTGTTCCCTGGTGATGGCGGCTAGTCATGGTCTCCTCCTGTGCCGGTTTCAGCCCGCTCCCGGTCCACATAGTCGCGCAAGCCCCGCAGGGTGTTGTGGACCCAGAGCACGCGCTCGTCTCCTGGCGAAACACGAATGCCGTAAACCAGCACTGCGTAGGCGAACGCCTCATCAGTGGTCGCAATCCAGTCGAGGGGCCGAGAGCGGGGGCGTTGTCCTGGGCGAAGATCGTAGCCGCCGCAGATAACGAGGTTCAGGTCGTCCCCTGTGCGATACCAGCCGCCGCGAACTTTGGTGATGCGAGATTTCTGCATCACGCCCCTCCCTGGAACGAGAAGTGACGCTCCGTGTAGAGGTAGAAGCTCCCCTCCCAGAACTCCTCCTCCTCCACCTCGCCCCCCTCTCGGGCTTCCGCAAGGGCGAAGGAGTGGCACTCGACAACGTGATCGATAGCCTCCTGGCCGAAGCCTCGGAAGGAGTCGGCCCCCGTGGACACCCACTCCCCGCACAGGGCGCAGGAGAGGATACGAAGTTGAATGTCTGGGTTGATCTTGAGTTTCATGTCTGTAGCTCCTGTGCCGGTATGAAGCCCCGGCTGGCTGTTGAAAACGCCTAAGACATTTGCCCTTCGGAAAACGCCTAAGACATTTGAGGTTTTGAAAAATCGCCTAAGACATTTGGCTTTTGCAAAACGCCTAAGACATCCGAGATCGCCTAAGACATTTGGGATCTTGAAATCGCCTAAGACATTTGGGATCGCCTAAGACATTTGGGGTTCCGAAATCGCCTAAGACATTTGGACCTTCGTCAATCGGGCGCAGTCGGTCGATTTTGGCCAGATTTCGGCCAGATTTTGGCCCGTCGGGGCCCGGTCGGTCGATTGGGGCGCAGTGGCCCGATTGGGCAGTATGTCGGGGGGCCCGGGACCGTAGAGCCGATCCTAGGCCATGCGCTGCGGGGGGTATGTCCCACCCTTTGCGCGGAATAAAAAGCTGCTCTGGGCCGTCTCAGGGCCCCTGATCTTCCGTTTCGGTGTAGGCATGCAGGACGGGGGGGCAGAATCTAGGCAAAAAAACCCCCCGACCGGAGTCGGGGGGGGGATNGNCTAAGACATTTGGGGTTCCGAAATCGCCTAAGACATTTGGAC